AAACTTTGATCAGCTAATATTAGAATGCTGGGATGGGATCGATCCTAATTCTGGTTGGGTGCATGTTTCTTACGTCAACGATGTCGCAAATAGAAAAGATGTGCTAACATATACAAGAGCGAATGGATATACGAAAGGAATAATATAATGGAAGATGGTCCTTTTAAACAATATTTAGAACAAGATATGGAAGGTGTTATTAGACAAGAATTAATAACATATAAAATAGAAGATGGAGTTCTGAAAAGACAACTAGTTACACGAGACTTTCAAGCGTCTGGAGACTATCATGATAGCTCTTTTTCTTTACCTTTGGTGACAATGCACTAATGGCTAGGGATTACCAACGAGAATATGCGATGGAGCCTAAGTCACGCAGAAAGAAACGAGCTAATAGAAACTTAGCTCGTAGAATCATGATGCGTAAGGGTAAAGTATGCAAAGGTGATGGCAAAGATGTACATCATGTTGGTGGTAATGCTCTTAACAAAAAGAGTAAACTAAAAGTTATGTCTGCTTCAAAGAATAGATCATATGCAAGAAATAAAAACGCTGGTAAAAAGAATCCTAAATCATAATGGCTACACTTATTTGCAACTTACCCTCCGTAGACGTATGGGTTAGACGAGAATATTTAAGGGATCATCAAGATGGACATGGGGAATTTGTAAAAGGTGTCTGGGTTAGTGCTAAATCTATTCCTGGCAGAAGTTTTTATTTTGAAACTTACCTTCCTGATTATGGTGCTTTGTATGACAAACTACCTATTTCAGCATTCCTATCGAAGCCCGATACCCCGACCACAGATATGGATCTTTACAATCTTCAGTTTTGGAATTGCATGGATTATGGCGTGGTATCTATTTGTAAACAATTTATAGGATCAATGGACTTCGAGATTTTTACCAGGGATCACGGTACAATGACGGGTACATATATTTGTACTCTTGATAATTATCATTCAGATCCAGATGTAATTGATTACTCTACCAGCGAAATACCAGCAGAACATAAATCATTTAATCTTTTAGAATTAAAGAATGGGCAGTTCTGTTTGTATCCAAACAATAGAATGAGAGTCTATGATAATTCTTTGACACCTCAAGAGCCATTGCAACCAGACTTCAAAGTAAGTACAATAGAGTACCAGGTTGAAAATGGTCAAAAATTTAGACTTGGTGATACTGATGAATACTTTTGGAAAACCAAAGATGAATGATAGAGTTTGCTTTAGTCTATATGATAGGCACGATAATAATTAATCAAGACCAAACATTCCCCAATGTTAATGATTGTCTGTATTTTGCTAGACGATTAAACGAACAACCAGAGATTCCATACCCAGATGCCAAGTTCAGAAAGATCACAGCATATTGTAAGCCCGTGCCAAAACGTCTGCAAAATAGAAGATAATATATGCATTGGATGTTTTAGAACTTTAGATGAGATATCTGTGTGGTCTAAGCTTTCAAGCCAGAAACGAGCAGAAATTATGGAATCAGTGAAAAAACGAGGCTCTCAGATGCCTCAGAATTGCTGAAACATAAGGCTCTGGTATGATTGGTACCTAAAATAGTCTTTTCTTTTGTACATTTAAGATAGATACCCTAGAATTAATTCATGCTTTTTTGGAACTTATTTCTTTCATTTTAGCCTAGTTTTTTATTTTTAAGAACGAATGTATAAATAAAATGCAGAGTTAAGCATTAACAAACAAAAAAGGAATAGAAATGTTATCGAAGTGGTTTCACAATTTTAAGATAGGAAGAACAATTACAGCTTTAAATAGTTTAGACGACTCAACTTTAAAAGATATAGGTATTCATAGATCAAATATTAGATCACATGCCTACGAGATTTTTGAAAACGAAAAGCCTATAGATGATCCTATGTCAGAGCTACACGATTTGTATGTAAAATCTACTTACTAATCAACCTCGCCCCAATTATTACATAGTGCGGTGTCTACTTCAAAGGGTACTTTTAAGTTAGGAACACAAGTTGTCATTATTTCTACAATTTTGTCGGCTTGTGCTTGACTTTCTATATTGAAACACAATTCATCATGCACAGTTAAAGTCGGAGTTAATCCTTCTTTATAGCACTCGACCATAGCTTTCTTGGTTTGATCAGCACTTGACCCTTGAATCAATCTATTCAAAGCTTTGTAAGTATAGGCTCTTCGTATTCTGCCTTTCTCACCATATTCTTTGATGGCTTCTTTCATAGGTAAGGCTCTATTGAATCCATAAGAACAAGGCTCGTACATGTCAAATCTACATTTACGACCTAACCATGTTCTTATGACACCGGTATTCGCTGCACGATCCATGGCTTTATCAGATAAAGATCTTAAAAAAGGAACTTTTTGATTATAAGTTTCTAAAAGTTTTGATGCTTCTTCTACATCTATATCCATAACATTAGCAAGTTTACCTTTACCCATTCCATACATTATACCAAGATTAACTGTCTTGGCTTGCTTTCTAGGAATGTTTGCCATATCTGCAACCATCTGATGAAAGTCAGCATTACCATCGTGATACATTTTAACAACGTCATCAATCTGTGGGTGTTTATCTACACCTGTCAAGGTGGCACAGTAATGAACTAACCATCTTGGTTCTTGAGATGCATAATCAAAGGAACCCCATTTGTGGCCCTCCTCCGGGATAAACAAACCACGAATTAATTTTTTGATCTCAGGATCTCGTGCAGGAATCTGTTGCAAATTGGGGTTACTTGAGCTAAAACGTCCAGTAACAGTTCCACCACCATCAGATCTTAGGGAGTGAAAGTCACAATGTATTCTACCATTATGAGAGTGTTCAAGAATAGTATCAACAAATGTCGTGTTAGCTTTGTTTATTTCTCTAATTTTTATAATTTTTTTAGCAATAGGGTGCGTTTGATTAGAAAGAAATTGTTTTGTAAACATGGGAGCATCGGATTTTTCTGTGCGAGAATAAGGAAGACCCACAGCGTCAAAGACCTTTGCTACAGATGTGGCGACCCACGGTTCAACAACCACCCCGGTTTCCTTGACTATTTCATCTATAAGTGATTTTTCTATTTTAGTTAAATCCTTTTTAGTTTGATGTGCTTTTTCTACATCTACTCGAACACCTTTTGTTTTCATCTCAAATAGTACGGGAAGTAGTTCTGTTTCTAATTCAAAAATACTTGAGCATTCTTCTTGTGTTATTTTCTTCCTAAGATTATCCCAAAGTTTTAGAGTGATCGCTGCATCTTGCTCGGCATACTTACCTACATATCTAGGTGGTAGTTGCCACATACCAGACTTAGGATCTACACCGAACTCTTCCGCTGCAGACTTTAGTAGCTTTTCATCTTTAAACTCTCCCAAGTAATCACGAGCAAGCGAGTTAAGATTATACCATTTTCTATTTTCATCTAATAAGGGTGCTGCGATCATTGTATCTATGATCTTACCTTTAACTTCTATCCCCTCGGCCCGAAGCCAACCTAAATCATACAAAGCATTGTGAAATACTTTAGTTATAGTTTCGTCTGCACAAAGTTTTGTTAACCATTTATAAACTATATTCTTTGACATATTTCCAGACTTGTGTGCAATAGGAAAATACCAGGAACTATCTCCTGCTGCGACTGCAACTCCAATTACATATCCATCTTTTCTTGTCCAACCAGGTCCAAGAGTTAAAAGGTTTGAGTCTTTTGTCTCTAAGTCAATAGCAACTGTTTCATATTGAGATAAATCTGGAAGAGTTTGAGGAGGTGTCCAATCAGAATCTATATTACCCCAAGACACATCTTTTATATCTTGATCTAAAAAATGATATTGTTCATGATTTGTCATTTATAATTTCTCCACCTAGTGCTGCATAACCAATAACATCGGTCCACGAATCATCCTTGGATATGTCTTCGGCTAGTCTTGCCACCTTGACACCTATCATACAAGCAACAACTTCTTCCGGTGTAATACGGTCATTAAGTTTCTTGTCTAGCAAAATAGTCCATATATCAGCTATACGTTGATGGTTCTTTTTAGCAGGACCATACTCCTTGGCTCTCTGACCATTGATTAGTTTCTCTGCTTCTTTTAAAAAAAATTCTCTATCTTTCTTTATCAAAGGGATTCTCCGTTGTTGTATCTAGTAATGTACATTCATCGTGAATATAACTATCCCAAAAAATGTGTCCTTCTTTATTCTTTTGTAAAAACCATATCTTTGTCATATGTTAAATCCATACTTAGTTGTTGATTCTATTAAATGTAATGATTGTTTAGCACGAGTTGCTCCCACATAGAAAGTTCTTATCTCAGAATCTTGATCTAAGCTTTCTACGCAAGCCTTGGTTGAGTCAAGTAGTAAGGCTACATTATCCGCCTCGCCACCTTTTGCTTTGTGTATTGTCGAGATCCGAATCCTCGGAGTCCCCGTCAGAATCCTCTCTCCCCTCCTCCTCACAGACATTATATATGCAGTTTCCTGCTCCGAAACTTTCAAGACTTTCTGCCACGGAGTCTCGTGAGTAACGCTCAAACTGCAACTCTCTATAATATCTTCGAGAGAATAAGTTTGTTCGGGATCTAAGTGGGAGAACCTTTTTCTCCCAGACTTCGTAATAATATCCGGGTTCAATAATTTCACAAAATTCTTCAGTTCTGTTATAGACAAGTTTTGGTTTTTGCATAGTTTAAGCCACACCTCTATTCCATTAAGTACATTTGGGGAAATAGACCAACCGGTGCCTTCTCTCCAATAGAGATAGCCTTCTTCTTTAAGTCGAGTACATATTTTATTTGTAATATAATTTGTTCTCGCAAGTATCAACCATTCGCCACTAGTTAGATCTACATCAAGTATATCTCGATGCCATGTTATGGTGCCATCTTTTTTAGTGGGTTGCCATTCTTTTAATTGTCTGGTAGATACTTTTTTTATAAGGTTCTGTGAGAATTCATGCACGGCACTTGGTACACGGTACGATTTATTTAAAATAGTTTTCTTATCCGAAGCTTTCAAAAAGTCTTCTAGCTTTACACCCATCCAAGTATATATAGCTTGATCATCATCTCCTGCATAATATATATCTTTAGAGTTTGGTACCAAAACTTCCTTTACCATTCTCCATTGCAGAGGTGCTAAGTCTTGTGCTTCATCAATAATCAATAAATCAAATTTGGGGCTTGAACCTTCAAGAATAAACCTCTCTATCATATCAACAAAATCTAATTTGTTTTTAGCTTCTTTGTAATCCGTGTAAGCTTTGTTTAACACTTTTAACTGTTGCCAATGTAGTGTGTGATCCCAAGTATCATTGAATTGTTTTTCTAAAGTTACTTCTCTA